TAATGATTTATTATACTTAATTTTTCTTAAAATTTCTACCAAAATCGTTTCGTTTACTTTTATCAGCCATTTGTTGTCTTTCCAAAGCTGCTTCACTAGACATTACTTGTTTGGTAAGCGAAGTTTCAGCTCTTAAATCAGCTAATTCTTCGGATTGGGCTTGACTATCTTCGAACTGTGATTGGTTTTGCATAGCTTTCATAGTATCTAAACTAATTCTGCTGTCATCAAAAGCTTTTCTATCTTCATTTTGTCTAGCTTTAATATCCAGTTCTCTAGATTTTAATTTAAGTAAAGGATCTCCACCTAACTCACTAATAATTTGCTCTTCTTCTTTCATGTAGTCTTTAACCATTTCAGCAATTAAAATTGCTTTTCTTGAGTTAATCTTATTAGTTAATTGAGTTACTTGTTGAACCAGTTCTTGATTCTGTGGTTGTTGTTGTAACATTTGTTGCATCTGTTGAGCTTGTTGCAATTCTTCTCTAAACTCTAATTGAATTTGCTCTTGTGACATTAAAGATATTCTCTCTAATATATTTTTTTGTAATGCACCCATTATAGCTGGGCTATTTTGTACCATATTAGATTGCATAAAATTTAAATGCGAATCAATATGAGCTTTGTGATCTTGTCCTGGAAACGCTTGAAAAGGTTTCATACCCATCGCTGCAATTTCTTCTAGTGCAGGATCAATAGGTGTAGGTTGTTGCGGCGGAGGTAATATTGCATTAATATTTTTTACCCCGACCGCTTCATACATTTGTCTATACGCTTGATAGAGATCATGCATTTGAGGATTCGATTGCGCTAATTGTAATTCCATTTGCGCCATAGAAATTCTTTGTGTTTGAGAAAAAATGTTAGGATCAGCAACAGGTAGAATATCTACCTTGTCATCAAAATCTTGAACTTTAACATTTCTTGTAGCACCGGGAACATCATAAGGATATTCAGGTGGTAAATAAGTTTTAAACACATTCGCTAATAATTTAAATTCTGCTTTAAGACCTACGTATAATCTTTTGTGGATTGCGGACATTACACGTGAACCACGTTCCAATAATGCAACTGTAGTACCTACGGCTGCTTGTTGGTTCATGTCGCCAACTTGTGCATCAGCAATACTCGCGAATCGTTGACCTGCTGAAACCACTACTCCCATTAAAGATAATAGAGTTTGGTCTGGTCCTTTAAACGGAAGCTGCATAAACTGATCTTTAATATTGCCTCCCGGAGCGTCGACATCTCTGAACTCACCTGGTTGTAAAGGCTGTGCATCGTCTCTAATTTTTATTCCTCTAGTTTTAAAACCAGCGGGTAAGTTAGCTAAAGTTCCTGCATCTAATAATTGTCTTAGAGCAGCTGTTGCTGTTCTAGTTAAACCACCAATCATGTGAATTAAACCAAAACCATAAAAACCTGTACCTGGTAAAAATTTAAACTGTACAAAGTATTTTATTTTTGTTTTTGTTGGATCTTCTTCTGTATAATTTCTTCTAACAGATAAAATTTCATTAGTAGATTCTAATACAGTTACTATGTAAGGAAGTTTAATTCCTGTAGGCTCACCATCTTCTCCAATGTCTTCAAAACCTTCTAGGTCTAAGTCGACATGCATTTCTAAAAGACTAAACTGATCTTGACTGGAATCTTTACTAATTCCTTCTAATCTTAGTTCTGTATCTTTAAGTTGGTTTTCAACAACAGGAGGTTCTCCTATTTCTATGTCTTTATAAAAACCAGAAACCATTTGTTTTCTAATTTCATTTTCTGACATTCTAATAACATGAACAATTGCTTCTGCATCTTCTAATGATGTAGCACTATATGGAACAACTAAATCATCTGCAGGGACAAACTTTGATACTGCTCTGCCAAGTAAATCATCGTAGTAGATTTTTTTAAAAGTAGAACCAGACAAAGGTAAATAGAAAAGCATCTGATCAAACTCAGGTTCGTACTCTGGCATTTGATCCATGATTTGATAATTCATAAAATCTTTTACTCTGTTTGCTTGATCTTGTTTTTCATTTGAAATGTCACCTAATATTTGTGCCCGTACTGGACCATCTGCAGGTAATAATTCTTTGTAAGCTTGCGCTTGAAATTGAGTTACAGCTTCAGCAAGAACAGGATGGTTAACACCACTTGCTCCTCTAAAAGGTTGTGTACGTCTTTCATATTTAAATCCTAAAAGACCTAAACCTTCTCTGTATGTGTCTTCCCACTCACCACGAGATTCTTTGTATTCTGTATATTTGTCAAAAAGATCAGAACCTAGTTCATCTAGATACTGTTCGTCCATTATTTCTGCTAAGTTTGAAAAATGATCTTGAGACTCTAACCCAGCTGCTGCGTTGGGGTCAAAATTAATTTCTGCTCCACCATCTTCGTCCATAGTAACTGCAACATCTTCAGAAGATGTTTCAAGTTCTTCGTTAGGTACAGCAACTTCCTGTTCTACAAAAGCTTCGTCAGTAATTGTTTCGTTGGGTAATGTATCGTCTATTTCAGCCATATCTCTTTCCTGTTAGTTAGTTCACACCTCATTTGAGCTGTTAGTTATACCGTATATCCCATATGGTTGCAATGGCTTTTCTTCAGGCTCTTCTTCCATGATACTTTCAATTCCATATTTATAATAAGGTCCCATTTGATTTTTTAAATATTTTTCATTAGCTTCAGTAATTTCTTTTTGTGAAGGAGATACATCCATATCATCTACCATACGCATGCTTGCTCCAGGCCCAACATCAAAATCTTTTTGAGCAATGTTTCTAAGTTTTTGTGATTTTGTTAAAGTAGATAAATCTTTTTCTAAACTCTCGTCTGCAAATGTTCTATTTTTATAAAACATTTCTCCATCAAAATTTAAATCTTCTCCTTTTTTTCCTTGTAGATAATCTGAAGCATATTTTGTAGCTCCTCCTAAAACATTTGGAAGATTTAATAAATCTTGTCCGAGACTTTTCACTGCAAATGATCCAGCTTGTTTAGCCGTGGCTCCCTTACCAATAGCTTCAGATGCATCCATAGCCATAAAAATAGGATCAAGAACAACAGCTGCTTTACCCACACCTCTTAAAAGTGGTTTTGCATATTTACTTATTTGTCCAAAAGCTTTTTTAACTGAATCCGGCATGTCTGGAATTTTTATACCCATTCCTTCCATGGGAACACCACCCAAAATACTATATAATTTTCCTGCGGGGATTCCTGTTTTTTTACTATACTCTTTTATAATTTTTATTTCTTTGTTTAAAAATTTATGTCTTTTTGTAATTTCATTTAATAATTTTTTTCCTTCTGTTATAACAGGAAGATTAGTTGATTTATCAATAGAATTATCTGTTAAAAATCTTTTTAAATTTATACCTATTCTTTTAGTATCCGTACTAGTATTAGTTGGTTTAGCTCCTACAATTTTATTATTTGTTTTATCATAAAAACTTAAATCACTTTTTTTAAACCAAGATTTTAATGCTGTTATTTTTTTCTTTTGATTAGGGTTGTCTCTTGACCAATTCTCAACTGATCTTTTAACATTATTATTAATGTTTTGAATAATAATAGAAAAGTTTTTAGGATACTCTATGCCACCACCTCTTATAAATTTTTTAGTTTTCTTATCATATATAACCGTCTCTCGTCCTTGAATATGATCAGCTTGAAAAACCACTTTTCCTTTTGCATATTTTCTTCCATCTGGTTTTTCTATTATTTCAAATAATTCTTTATCTGGAATTTCATTTAAAGGTGTTTTTTTTATTTCTCCATCTCTAAAAGTAGCTTCAACTAAATTTTTAAGTTTAGGATTTTTTTCTAAATAATCTCTTAATGGTTTATAATTTGTTCCATTTTCTGTTAAAGCTCTTATTTTATTATTTAAATTTCTAACTAATTTTTCCATGTTGGTTAAATCTTTAGAATATTTTCTTTTTTTATACTCAGGAGTTTTTTTAGATAAAGAAGTAAATTTATCAAATTGACCAGCGCTAGAACCATCTCCTTTTAAATTAAAATTAAAATTATTTTTTATATATTCTATCTGTGATGGACTTGCTTCTATTCTCCAACTATTTCCCACTCTTTTTAATTTAGCACCAGATTCATCTAATACTGTTTTAAATGCTTTTCCTGTTGTTGCTCTACTTCGTTTCATTATTGTTTTAGTATCTTGTCCTCTTAAATTAATATCATCTGGATTTAAACTTCCATAAATGTATTCTTTTATTTTACCAGCACTAACTGGTAAATCTTGAGAAAGTTTTTTGTAATCTATACTACCTAATTTAGGTAGAAATTTTTTTTTATAACTTTGAATAAAAGAATCAAAAGAACCATCAGGTAATCTTCTACCTCTAACTTTTTTAATTCTATTACGACCTACAGCAGATTGTTCGGATACCGTTTTTTTAAATTGTTTAAATATTTTTTCTTTAGGAGAATCTGCATTTAATCCAGCTGACCTCATAGATTGTTTTAAATTTACATTATTTTTAATGGCGTCATCCATATACTCTGTAAAACCAGGTTGAATTTTCATTGCTTCCCAAGTTACGGTTTCTTTTCCTCCTGTAAATAATCCACCACGTGATGCTAATTTTTCTTTTCTAAATGCTTTAGCTTCTTTAAGTGTTGGTACAGTTTTTTCTGCATAACCTTGTGAGCCTCTTGAACCTACTGTAGCTCTATAGCTTAAATATTTTTTTACAGTTCCATCTTTTAATGTGTAGTTAGTTATTTTTTGTTTGATTCCATCACCAAGTTCTTGACCTGCAATAACATTGCTTTTAGGATCAACTAGTCCGGCTGCAGCATAACCTGCTCTTCCACCGTCCGCGAACCTTTTTTTGAAAAGCACGTTAGCATTATCTTTACCAACTTCTATCTCGAACATCTTATCTTCGTCATAGTAACCACCACCAAGTTTAATCTTACCGTCGTCCGCGAATCGGTAACCGCCTTGAAGTTTACCTTCTTGTTTTGCTTTTTTAAGACTTTTACCTAAATTGTTTATGATATCTGTGAA